GATGCCGATAGCTGCATTTATCAAACAGCATGGCAACAGCCTACGCTAGATAAAGCTTATGAAAACTATATTACTATAGTTAATAAACATTGGATTGATCCTGTGTGGTCTGAAGAACAAGTTGTTTATTGCGGAGGTCAAGATAACTTTCGCTATAAACTTTGTCCTGATTATAAAGCTAACCGTAAAGAAAGACCTGAAGATGCTAAATTCTTTAGGCCACTTATGGAACGGCTTATTGATGAGGGCTTATGTATACCTTCACATGGTATGGAAGCAGATGATATGGTTCGTATCAAGGCTACTGAATGTGCTAATAATAAAATAGACTTTACTGTAGTACATATTGATAAGGACTTAGATTGTATTCCAGGAAAACATTATAATCCTAGAAAAGAAAAGTTTTATGATATTGATGAGGACACTGCTGATTTATTGTATTGGACTCAAATGCTTAAGGGTGATCCAACGGATAACTTGCCTGGATTACCTAAGATTGGCCCTAAGAAAGCAGAAAAGATGCTTGCTGGTGTACCTATGGAACGCCGAAAGAGCAGAGTAATTGCTGCTTATAGAGCTAAATTCGGTCGTGCAGACTGGGAAACTAAACTTATGGAAACAGCTAATGGTATCCATATCTTAAGGAATGAAAATGACTTCTTTGCGATTTAATAACCACGAGCGGTGGCACAACGTAGAAGTAATTCGTATCACTCAGTTTGATGAAAATGACTGGTGTGGAGTTATGACTAAAGAACACGGAGAGATCCGTTGTAAACGTAGAAATAAGAAACGTTATAAACTTAAGAAAGGATATAAAGGCCCAATAACTGTATTCTTTTATAAAGGCAAAACACCTACTATAGCAGATGATCCCCGTGGTCATATTGAAGTAGAAAGCCATTGGAATATAGTTAATAAAGAATTGTTTGATGAGTCACATCATGGTTTCTTGTATGTAATTACTGATAAGCGTAATGATAAACGCTATATTGGTGTAAAGACTTTACATACTAGCTGGAAAGCATATACTAGTTCATCAACAGAACTTAATTCAGAAATCGATATGGTTGGTAAAGAGAACTTTGACTTCGACATCTTGTTCTCTTGCGAAATGAAAGGCGATCTTAGTTATATGGAAGCTAAGATGATACTACATACTAATGCTTTGCTATCAGATATGTGGTATAATAAATGGGTTCATGAGATCCGCTTTAAACCAACTATGCAAAACATGGAGAAGCAACTTGAAATCGTCGAAGCATACACGTAATCCGTTTTATAATAAAATTCCACCTCAACATGTAATTAATAGTAAGAAAGCAGAACCAGAAATAACTGACTATGATGATTACCTATCTGATTATTTATTGAGTAAAGAAACAAGACGAAATAACGTGAGTAAGTCTAGTAAAACACGGCAGAAGAAAAGGAATAATCGTCATGCCAAAGAAGAAAGACTATACGGACAGTAAAGAAATCGGTAAAACGAAATGCCCTGCTTGTCCGTCATCAGATGGCTTTGCTATATATGATGATGGTCATGGGTTTTGTTTTGTTTGTAATCACTATGAACGAAACATTAATGAGGATAACGAAAGGAATGAAGAAATGCCTCTAGATAATGTAGGTGTATGGTGTGCTGAAACGTTTAAAGCAAACACAGGCGATGCCCGTGGTTGTCAAGAACGTGGCATTACTAAAACAATAGCAGAACATTATGGTGTACGAGTAGATTATGATGATAAGCGTAATATTAGTGCATATCATTATCCTTACTACAATGCAGATGTGCTTGTAGCTTATAAAACTCGTACATTACCTAAACAATTTAGAACTGTAGGAGACTTTAAAGATGTCTGGCCTTTTGGTTGCCAAAGCTTTGGAGCAGGCGGTAAACGTCTCGTCATTACGGAAGGCGAGTTTGACGCAATGTCCGTTGCACAAGCCTCTCTGGATCATTATAATAAAATCTATCCTGTCATTTCTGTTGCCTCAGCTAGTAACCTTAAAAGTTTGCTGCAAGCAAGGGAATGGATTAGGTCATTTGAAGAAGTCGTCTTGTTCTTTGACAATGATGTAGCAGGTAAGAAAGCTATTAAAGATGCTGCTAATATTATTGGCATTGATAAAGTAAAAGTAGTTAGTACTATTGCTAAAGACCCTTGTGAGCTTTATACTGCTGCAGGATATCAAGGCGTAATGCGTGTTATATGGGATGCACAACCATTTAGCCCTGCTGGTATTATAGTAGGCCATGAGCCTGTATGGGAACAATATCTTGCAAGACGCTCTACTGAGTCTGTTGCTTACCCTGCTTGTTTAACAGGCATTAATGATAAGACTAAAGGTATGCGCTTTGGTGAGATTACTTTGTTTACTTCAGG